GGTAATTACGCAATCGCTATTGGTTTTGGTGCGTTTGTTTCTGGAAGTGATAGTATATCAATAGGACGCGAAACCGCAGCATATAATGGTGGTATTGTTTTAGGTGGTAATACATCAAGGGCAACATCAGTAGGTTCTATTGTAATAGGAAATAGTAATGAAAGAAACTTGGGTGCTGGTTATAGTTCAATAATGGGATATGGTAATAAAGTTGGAGATGCTCCAAATTACAATCCAGGCCCATATAATAATATCATAGCATCTTTTTCAGTAATAAATGGTGATAATAGTGCTTATGGATACAACAACATATTTGGTGGTAGTGGAAATTACATAACAGGAAATACAGAAAATACTTTTATTGGTAATGGATATAATTTAACATCTATTAGAACTGGTGATGTTATTATCAATAATAAAGGTAATACAATTACAGGAACAGGAACTTACAAAACCTTTTTAGGTGGTAATGGAAATACTTTTTCTGGAGCAGGTAATTTTAGTAGTATAATAAATGGTGAAGGTAATACAATAACCGATGCTGGATACGCATTTATCGGTGGTGGTAAATACAACGCTATATCAGGTGGAACAAACTACTCATCTATTATCGGTGGATATGGTAATGTAAATTATGGTAATTACTCTGGTATATTTAACGGAACATTAAATACAATCAATAATCCTGCGACAGAATATTCTACTATTGTAGGGGCTTATTCATCACAAACAGAAGGTGATAATTCACATATTTTTGGTGGATTGTATAACCAAATATTTAACGAACAATCAGTAATAGTTGGTGGTGCTGGAAATATTATTACTGCTGGTAGTTATAATAGTGAAATGTTTGGTTGTAGGGATAGTATTATATCAGGTAATTCAATTGATACAACATTTATCAATACAATATCAGGTAATTCTAATGGATATGATAGAGTTGTAATGTTGGGAACAAGTGGTAGAACTGCCAACGCAGATGATACAACTTTTGTGGAAAACATTAGAGCGTATAAAAACATAAATACTGGAACTAATAACCTTATTACATCAACAGGTGCGGACTTAGCGATTATTGGTGGAGCGAGTAATACATTAGGTGCCAATTCAGTCCAATCAACAATAACAGCAGCATATAATAATAACGTTCAAGCAACAATACTTGGATTTATTGCTGGAACACAAGACAATACAATTACATCAGCAGGTTATACATACGCAGTTATTGGTGGTGGATATAATACAATCAACGCAACAAACGCATCTGCGGGTAATGCGATGTATTCATCTTATTTCTGTGTTGATAATACAATAAATGATAATGCTATTTTAGGTAATAGTAGTAACTGGTTTAGTGGTTCAAGAAACGGAACTATGGGTGGTTATGGAAAACATAATCATATTTCCAATTCATATAGTTCAACAATAACTAATAATGGTGCTACTGATGTAGGAGAGTGGTTTAACAAAATTGATAGTTCATCTGCTTCAACTATTACAACATCTAAAAAATCACAAATTATAGGTGGTGAAGGTAATGCTATTACAAGTAGAGAAAATGTTGTTATGTTGGCTTGTAATAACAGGACAGCATCAAGGTCAAATGCGACTATGGTTGAGAACCTTGTTGTATTTAATTACGCAGGATTAAACTTTGTTGATGATACTGCCGCAGCAGCAGGTGGAGTTGTATTAGGACAAATCTACCACACAGGAGGTTTAATGAAAATTAGAATAGTGTAAAACAAAATATAAATGATAATACTACAGGAAGGATATAACAACGCAAACGCAACTTGTTCAAGGAATAAAAACTTGACTGGTTCTGTTTGTTATTTGTTCGGGTTTAAGCACAAACTTTCTCAGGAGGTCTGGCGTATGGTCCCTTACAGAATACCACCAAGTGTGGGATACGCACCTGGTTATGACTTATTTAGTATTACAATAGACCCCAATCAACCTGAAGCATACTTGACGGGGGCAACAACAACAGGACAAACAAATGTTCACTTAATTGAGGGTGAGTATTACGTTAAGGTATGGGAACAATCCACAGCCTTATCAGGAAATACAAACCCCAATCTTGCCTATGATGTAGTTTATGAGACCATTGCTCAAGTAAACTACTCCGCATCAACACAACCTATCACTTACTCTGGAACAAGTGATATTTATAAAATATACGAAGGATGATAAATATTGAAAAACTAAACTTTGGTGTAAACACCATCACATCATTTACGGAAATTGTATCAAAGAATACACCCTTTGTGAGTTGGGGTGTGGATAACTTATTTCCAAATGAGTTGTATATGTTATTGGACGCATCACCGATTCACAACTCTGCTGTTAGAGCAAGGGTAGATAATTCTGTTGGTTCAGGATACATCAATGACTACAAGATTAACTCCAAACAATACATCAATGATGTTGCTAAACAGATGTTCTTTGAGTTGATTGTAACAGGTAATCTGTTCTTGGAGGTTGTATGGAGAAAAGACAGGAGTGAAGGACTTGCAGGTTTCCATGTTATTCCATCAAAGTATATGAGAGTTCATAAACCTGAATATGTAGGTGAACCAGCCACAAAGTATCTTTATTCAAGGGATTGGGCTAATTGGAGAAAAGGTTCAAAGATTATTGAGTTCAGTGAGTTTGACCCTGCCAACTTTACAAATAGACAAGTTGTTCATATCCGTTCTTATGGTCCTCAAAGTGAGTTCTATGGTGTTCCATCATATCTTGCTTGTATCAATGATATTAAGTTAAACCACGAGATTACTGTGTATAACCTTGCCAATATCATTAACGGATGTTCTATGGGTATGTGGGTTCACTTTAATCAACCAGCACCTGATTCAGAATACGAACAGAACACAATATTAAGAAAGATTGAAGATAGGTACATGGGAGCAGATAATGCCAACAGAGTTATTATATCTTATGGTGAAGAAGGACAAAAACCTGATATTACACAGATACAGACAAATGTAGAAGATGGTTATTTCTCATCTATATTTGAGTTGGTACAACACCAAATCTTATGTGGACATAATATACCTGATGCTTCTATTATTGGTTTACCACAAAGAACAGGTTTTAGTTCATCAGCAGACCAGTTGGAAACAGGTTTCAAATTGTTCTTATCAACAGGTATTTATCCATTACAGAAATTCATGAATAGAGAGTTAAAACCTATTTTGGAATTGATATATCCAGGTCAAGAAATTGACTTAACCATAACACAAAACAACATCATATAATATGGCTTATAATGTTTTATTCATATCAGAACAAAAGTTAAAGGACAACACACCTATTACGGACAATGTTGATTCAAGTGAATTGAGGTTTGCTATACAGCAGAGCCAGATGATACAACTCCAAGAATCATTGGGTACTAACTTGTATGAATATCTATTACAAATTGTTGATGATAATACAATCAATACTGATGCTGCACTTTATAGGTATAAAGGTTTATTAGATAACTTTATTCAACCTACTTTAATTGCTTGGAGTTACTACATGAGTTTGGACAATTTCTGGGTTAAGTTTATGAATATTGGTTTGGTTCAAAACAGAAACGAACAAGGTTCACCTGTTGACTTAAAGACATTACAATACTTGAAGACCAACGCAAAGAACCAAGCGGAGTTTCAAGACAATCTATTAAGAAGACATCTATTGTTCCGCTCGGGTTGGTATCCACAATACTTTAGTGGAAATCTTAATGATGGTCAATTACCACCTGAAACTGATTCTGCGTTTAAGGCAAACATCTCATTACCAGGTGCGGGGTTTTCATATAGTAGAAATTGTTGGAACGGTAGTTTCAATGCTCTTGGACCTTTATGTGCTGGTTCAGGTTTCCCAACTTGGTACGCAAGTGCCAACAACTCACCGGGTATTCCAAAAGGTTAATTACCTTCGTTAAGTTTCTTTAACGCAATTTCCGTCAATCTAATATCCCTTTCAAGATACATTGGTGTCTTATATCCTGATGATGTAAAGGTTGCCTGTTTAATTCTTAAAGAGTTTAATTTCTTTGTAAAGAACTCAATTTTTTCATCTTTCATACCAATAAGTATTACTTTTCGTTCTTAAGGTAATTATCAATGGTAGTCAACCTTTCACCTATTTCTTTGGAGTATCCATTTTCAACATAGTCAACAACTACATTGGTTATAGAGATTATCTCTTTAAGTGTTAAACATTGATTACATGAGATTGCCCAATCATTTACAAACTTGAGTGATGATTGTGTTGCGATTTGTCTTTCTTTATTCTGTGCCATATTAGTATTTGTCTGATAAGTGTTGTTCGTATGCTTCTCTTTCCATTAACTCTTGGTTATAGTCATCCATCTTTCTTTGTTTATATAACTCATAGTCATAATCTTCATCACCATTTGATTGGTTAAAGAACTCTGTGATGAGTTCATCTAAACTCATTTCTTCGTATACTTTTTTTGTCTGTCCCATTGTCTTACAAATATAATTAAAATTTTTGATAGTATCAAATTATTTGTTGTTTTTTTTCATTACATCTAACAAGGTAAAAAAGGCATCTTGTGTTTGTAATCTCTGTTCTTCAAGAAAAGAAAGTACAGATGTGATATCCATATCAGCATCAATTTCACTTTCGTTGTTGTAGTTAAATCGTTCCATCAATCGTCCCATAGTTGAGCGTTTGTAGTTGTCTTGGATATGTTGTGTGTTATTCATATCACAAAGATACAACAAAAATTGATACTACAAAAATTATTTTGGAGTTTTTATAAAAGAATTGTGGTAGTCCTTGAAAATATCATAATCCAAATGGGAATCAAATATATCACCAGAACACTCACAATCCTTATCTAACGGAGTTTCTACACAATGGATAAGTGTAACCTTCAATCCATCAAAGAACTTGATTTCTACCTGTTCTGTGGAGTAATTCACCCCACCTATAATTGTATGTGTTTTCATATTAACTTATGTTTCATTAAGAATTGTTCGTGTATAGTTAAATCACTATTAAAGTCATAACCAATATTCTCCAACATTAGTTTTGATTGTTGTT